TGAGGAGGCTTGCAAGTGGCAAGAATGTTTGGGTCAAGTCTTGCAAGGTGGGTGATGCCAGCAAGGGTGTGATATTTCACGATTATGCAATCAAGGAGAACACATGAGAGACACGATAGACATAGCCCGTGAGATTGCGGCGCAATACAGCAAGGCTGAGCGTGAGCGCTTTCAGACTTGGACGCATGATTACATGATGGAACGTCTGATGGAGTTGGTGTACGTCAGCGCAGCAGCCGAGCGTGAGGCGTGTGCAAAGGTGTGTGAGGAGAAAGCATTACTGTGGCCGCCATCACACGATTTCAAGCTATGCGCCGCCGCCATCCGAGCGAGGGGGCAAGCATGAGCGACACTTTCACCGAAACAGTTTTGTGGTTTATGGAGTATGCGTGGCTTATGGTCATTGTGAGCGTGGTTCTCCTGACACTGCCAATCTGGTTTATCCCGTACACAGTGTTCAAAGTCTGGAAATACTTTAGGGGGAACACATGACCTGTAAACACAACTGGCACTTCATTAGCGCCGACGCGGACACCTTGAAATGCCAGCGCTGCGGCATAGAGACTGGACCGAAGCCCTACGAGCAGCGGGTTCAAGACCTGCTGCAAAAGCCAAGGCCTTGGTACACGATACCTGAATTAAACGACTGGGCTGACAAGTATTTAGACTAACACAAGGAGCAAGCATGAGCATTCTTACTTTGACGGAAATCCGCGACGACTTCTGGTCTGCGGCCTTCAACAACGGCGCTCGATGCGGCGTGATGCGCGATGGCCACTACAACATCCTCGTTGACCGCGACTGGTTGGTGATGTTCTGCGGAGGTGGGGTATGAAGATCATCAAAGACCAAATAGCCACGCACAACCGCGGTCGGCGCATCACCGTAGAGCTTGCACCGGGCGAGATACTGTTCAACATCCGTGAGGGTCACTATTACCGCCTTGGTGGGCAGGTAAATGACGTTGTGCAGAGCCACGTCATCACCGAGATGAAAAGCGTGTATTGGTGCAGCATCACACAGGAGTGGGAGGAGGAATGACCCTTGAAGAGCTGCAAAAGATCCCGCTGCAATACACCTTCGGCTACAGCGCCGAGGGTCACGCCCTGCGCCAATACATCAGCGATGACAACTTGATCGCAAAGCAGGTCTACACCCCCCGGAACAAGAAGACCGGCAAGTGGGGCAAGGGCAAGGCCAGCTACCTGCTGACCGACACAAAGCAGGAGTTCGACACCATCCAAGGACTGCTGGACGCCATCAACGCAAGGGAGAAGCCATGAACGAGACCACCATGAGCGAGTACATCAAGGGCTTCAACGACGGGTTCGCCTTTGTGCTGACCCAGATCGAGCGCCACCCTGAAAAGACGGCCACCGAGCTGCTGGCGTACCTCAAGGGGGATGTGATTGAAGTTAAAAGCCAAGTAAATGATAGGGGTATTGCAACAGGTTGAATTTTCTGTTCAAATACTCTTACAGCAAAACGAGCTGGGTAACTGAAAGACACACCATGAACTACGCAAACCACTATGGCTACTCTGACGTCAATCCCTTTGAGGTGGTCCGGGTCATCAGCGACAAGACCATCGAAATCCGCGAGATGGACTCAGAGAAAGACCCAAGCTGGGTTTCTGACTGGAAAGTCGGTGGCTTTGCAGGCCACTGCTCAAACCAGCGAGAGCAGAAGTGGTTCATCAAGTCCAACGCCGAGAACCCAGTGGTTCGCATCCGTCTGGGTAAGCAGGGCTGGAAAGACAAGCATGGCCGCAAGTTTTACTTGAGTGAGAAGCCGGTTAAGTTCTACGATTACAATTTTTGATAGATAGTCCCCGGGAAGCCGGGGGCCAGCACGCATGGGGATTGGCGTGGGAAACGACTGGGTGCTTAACTGCGCGTCGCCAACTGCCTCCCAGTCCCCAGCCGTGTTGGTGTAGTTTAGAAGTTTGTAAAACGACTGCGATTGACGCAGCAGACGCTGGAGTCACAACCAGCCACCAACAACCAACACGCATGGGCCTTTTTGCGGAGTTCTCAAGCCAAGTCTTGTGCGCAGTGATGCAAACGGGTTCAGCCGTGTTGGTGTAGTTCAGAGGCTTAGAACGCAAGGGCCGACACGAGAAATCGTAAGGTCGGAATCGCCAGTGAAACGTGGGTTCAAATCCCGCCGCCAACAACTTCTTTGCAGCGCACTACACGGGTAGCCAATTTGCACCGTACTTGAACATCAGGGTAAACTTCAGGCATCCATATGTCTCTGAAAGTACGAGATGCCACGCAAAAGCACCAAATCAGCCCCACAGGGCGAAAACTCCGCGCAAGAAGGGGTAGACACACCCCCTATGCCTTCCGTCTCTCAAATCCTCGACGAAGCGGCCAGTAAGGGTAAACCCGAAGGCCTCGCCGCAAAAGGAAAAAGGACAGGAAGACCGACAGTCTTCACCAAACAGGTAGCAGACACCATCTGTGTCAGGATCTCAGAAGGGGAGAGTCTCAAGAGCATCACCCAAGATGAGGAGATGCCAGACAGGGCTACGGTGTATCGGTGGTTAGCCGCAGACTCTGTCTTTTGCGACATGTACACACGCGCACGGGAAGACCAAGCCGACACTTTGGCTGACGAGATCATGGCGATTGCTGACGAGACGCCTGACCTGAACCCGATCCTTGACAAGAACGGGGCCTTGATCGAGATCCAGTTGCACAGTGCCTACCTCCAGTGGCAGAAGCAGCGCATTGACGCCCGGAAGTGGACGGCCATGAAGCTCAAGCCCAAGAAGTACGGCGACCGCCAGATCCTTGCCGGCGACTCTGAGGCCCCATTCGCGGTGCAGAACGACGCCATGACCATCTTGGCCGCTGCCGTGAAGAACCTTGAGCTAAAGCGTCAGACCGAAAATGAGTGACCTGCTGGCGACCTTGCAAGACCCGGAGATCTTGCAGGCCCTGAGCGCAGCCCCTGACACCCACAAGATGGCCTTCGCCAAGAGGGCCAAGTGGCTGATAGAGGCCCACAACCACCAAGTGTTACCCCACGGTGACTGGTGGTCAATCTGGCTGCTGCTGGCCGGACGAGGGGCCGGGAAGACCCGCACCGCGGCTGAACAGATCTGGTGGTGGGCATGGGAGCACCCCGGGACCCGGTGGCTGGTCTCCGCCCCCACGAGCGCCGACGTCCGCGCCACCTGCTTTGAGGGTGACTCCGGGCTTTTGGCTGTGATCCCCAAGATCCTGATCGCTGACTACAACAAGCAGATGCACGAGCTCAAGCTGGTCAACGGCTCTCTGATCAAGGGCATCCCAGCATCCGAGCCTGAGCGCTTCCGGGGGCCGCAGTTCCACGGCGGGTGGTGCGACGAGCTGGCCGCTTGGGACTACCTGCAAGAAGCGTGGGACCAGATCATGTTCGGCATGCGTCTGAAGGTGGACGAGAAGTGGAAGACTCGCCTGATATGCACCACCACCCCTCGGCCCAAGGACTTGATCGTCGAGCTGGTGGGCCGCGAGGGGGATGACGTCCACCTGACCACGGCCTCGACCTACGCCAACATCGACAACCTGTCGGACAACTTCCGCAAGCAGATTCTTCAGTACGAGGGGACGAAGCTCGGCCAGCAGGAGATCTACGCCGAGATCCTTGACCCCGAGGATGGCGGCATCGTCAAGCGGGACTGGTTCAAGCTCTGGCCCGCCGACAAGCCCCTGCCCAAGCTGGAGTTCATCCTGCAGTCCTACGACTGCGCCTTCACCGAGAAGGCCCAGAACGACCCGACGGCCTGTATCAGCTTCGGGGTGTTCAAGCCTCAGGACGGTCCCATGTGCGTGTTGGTGATGGACGCTTGGCAGGATCGCTTGCAGTACCCTGACATGAAGGACAAGGTGCTCGACGAGTACGAGGTGGTCTACGGCGAGGGCAGCGACGCCCGGAGGGTTGATCTGGTGCTGGTGGAGGAGAAGGCCTCGGGCATCTCCCTGATCCAAGACTTGCAGCGTGCCCATGTCTTCGTCCGGGCCTACAACCCGGGAAGGGCTGACAAGGTCCAGCGGCTGTCCATCGTGGCGAACATCATCCGGGCTGGCCGGGTGTGGATACCCGAGAGCAGCAACCGTAAGGGGTTCGTCAGGGACTGGGCCGAGGGCATGGTCAGCCAGATCTGCTCCTTCCCCGAGACAACCCACGACGACTACTGTGACGCCATGAGCCAAGCCCTGCGCTACCTGAGAGACGCTGGCTGGCTGAACATCGACCCACCACCACCGGAGGACTACGATGAGTCAGATATAATAGACGCAGGATGGGAACATCGACGGAAGGAAAATCCATATGCGGTCTAGTCTCACAGCGGAAAGGCTTCGGGAGTTGTTGCACTACAACCCGGAGACTGGCGAATTCTCAAGAAGGGTGCATCTCAGCAACAGAAGCCGCGCCAGCAGCGCTGTTGGCAACAAGCACTCCTCTGGCTACATCATCATTTGCGTAGACGGAAGCCCACGCCGCGCTCACAGACTGGCTTGGCTTTACGTTTACGGCGAATGGCCCAAAGAGCAGATTGATCACATCAACGGCATTCGGGACGACAACAGAATTGCCAATCTCCGTGACATCAGCCACATTGAGAACAAGAAGCACAGGGCTGTGGCCGTGAAGCCGGGCAGGTTGCTTGGCGCAGGCTTTCACAAGATGACTGGGCGATGGACATCTCAAATGACGGTCAACTACAAAAAGATCCATCTTGGCTACTTCAAAACAGAAATGGAAGCCCACTTGGCTTACGTCGCCGCCAAAGCCAAGCCGCTGTGAAGTGCTAGGCGTTTGTCAGGGGGTAAAGCGGTGCAAGGACTGCCCGGGCATCAGGGTGGACTTGACAAACCCCCGAGGGCATAATCCAAGGCAATCAATCCCCTGAGGCCCGACGATGTCAAAAGACAAATCCACCGGCAAGAAGCTCGCTGACATGATGTACGG